TGGGTAGTTACGATACCATGTCGGATCTGGTCAGTTCCCACACCAGAATAGACAATGTACGATCTGGCACCTGATCATACATCACAACTTCAAATATTACACAATTATTAAATTTGTTGAAATAGCAGGAATTCAGAAAACTACTGCAGAATACTACAATATGTTTCATGTGAAACATAATAAAGAAAAACGGAGGATCAGAAAATGACTTACAAATCAATAGTAGGGAACCTGGCTATTATGGGCGCGGAAAAATGGATCCGGAATCATGTCAAGGATAATATGCGGGGTCTGTTGGCTCGGTGTGATCTGCAGCAGCTTTCTTGCGATTCTGATAATGGGTGCATTTTTGAGATTATGGCATCTGTTCCGGTAACGTCTATAGTTAATCAGGAATATTCTTTGCATGGTTATATTAGCGAGTACGGCCAAGTGAATATTACTTCCGTTTCATATGAATATATAACGATGGATAAAGTAAAAAGCAGGCATTCAGAATTTATCTACGGGCCAAGATTGGATTATTTTTATTTTGATATCATGGGTTATTCTTTTCCGGAGGCATGATTGATATGAATCATAAGTATATACTTTCCTGCATCCCCGGCCGTATGATGCGGACCGGGGAGCATATCCTGCGTTTAGACACATGGTCTGCGGGTCCGGGTGAACTTGTACTCTCCAGTGGTACAATGTCCCATTCTGAGTATGAAAAAATCCTTGTAGATCGGTTCTGTTATCTATACACGATTAAATCTTGTAACTGGATCGGGATCTACAATCCACGCGTTACCAGTAAATATTATATTCCAAATCCGTCTGATTTAGCGGTGGGATTCCTTCGGAAAACTGGCTATAATATTTACCGGGGACATGTTCGGACCATAGACATATATTGAATGGAGGTATAAACAAATGGCCAGATCAGAGTATAGCAGAGTGCGCGGTGTTGTTATGAAACGCTTAGAGCGTCTTGAAAAGGCGGGATTGACGCTTCCGGGAATCCAGATTCCGAAAGTATCAGAGCTTAAAACTCCAGCGCAGCAAAAAGCAGCTCTTGCCTCGCTGCAGAAATTCCTGGCTTCTCCGGACACCACGGTTAGAGGCGCGAAGCAATCAGGAAAAAAGATTGGTCCTTCTCTCCGGGGCGGGGCTGCTCCGGTCGCGCTCACTGAAAAGCAGCAGCAAGGCAGGACGCGCAGAGAGAGGGAACGGCCAGCGCGACAGGCCCGGAAGGATGCATTAAAAAATCTTACTCCGCAGCAGCGCGGTTTAATTAAAGGTGCGCGGAAACTTGGTGTCAATGTTCCAACGAAAGATATTGGAACGTTTGTTGAATACATGGAGTTTCGACTTTCTCAAAGTTTGGAATCAGAATATTATCTGTTTGCTAACTATGTGGAAGATTTTGATCGAATGGCAGAAAAGCACAAGCATAGCACGATGGATATTATGAAGGATTTTAACAGGTTTGTTTCTGACAATCGCGCTTTGATTGAATCAGTTGAACAGACTCCGGGTTATTCTGAAAGTTATGTACAAGGATTATGGGATGATTTAATTTCCGGCATGTGAGGAATGGAAAAATGGAAACATGGTCCAGTGTTGACATATCAGCAGAGATACGGAAAGCCGGATTTCTGCTGCCTCTTCCCAAGCGCAAGCCAAATATGCATGGGGGTCGGCATCTTATTAATCTTGTTTGTGCTTTTGACATTGAAACAACTCGGTTAGATCTGCCGATACCAGACGGAGCGAAACAGAATTCGCACAGCTTTATGTATATCTGGCAGTTTCAGATGGGGGATCATACAATTATTGGTAGGACATGGGCGGAGTTTGTTCTATTTGTGGATCGGATCAGGGAGGCGATTATAGAATACCAGAAGGACCAGGGATTTTTATATACTCCGCGTTTGATTGTGTTTGTTCATAATTTGGCGTATGAATGGCAATTTCTGCAGGGAGTATTCCATTTCAATAATGATGATGTTTTTTTCCGGGAACCGCGGAAACCGATTTACTGCCGAATTTATGATTGTATTGAATTCCGATGTTCATACATGCAGACGAATATGAGTTTGTCTCATTTATGCAAACAAATGCAAGTAGAGGAAAAGCTTAGCGGGGCGGAGTTTGACTATGATAAGCAGCGGTTTCCATGGACAGAATTAAATGATTATGAATTAGAATACTGTGTTAGGGATGTGCGGTCCCTTGTGGCAGCCATGAAGAAACGAATGGAACATGACGGAGACACGCTGCAGACCATTCCCCTAACATCGACCGGCTATGTTCGGAGGGATTGTAAAGCAGCTATAAAACCGTTATACATGGATATTCGGGATATAAAGCCGGATATTAAACGGTATATGCTTCTCCGGCAGGCTTTTCGTGGAGGAAACACACATGCAAACAGAAAATATGTTAATCAGATTCTAACAGGTGTTCAGTCTTATGATATGACAAGCTGCTATCCCGCCCAGCAGCTTACAAAGCGTTTCCCGATGGGAAAATTCAAGTTTATTGATGATCGGTTGACATTGGATCGGATTCATAAATTTATTGGTTTGGGCTATGCTGTGATATGCAAATACCAATTTAAAAATCTGGAATTAAAGCCGGGTGTAACCATTCCGTATTTATCACTTGCGCGGACCAGATCGGCGGGCTTTGGGCTGGACAACGGGAGAATTTTATATGCGGACGTTTGCGAGTGTGTTTTAACCGAAATAGATTTAACGATTGTTTTAAAGCAATATAGCTTTGAGGAGCTGCACATTGTAACTTGTATGGTCGCAAAAAAGGATTTTCTGCCGAATGAGTATCGTAATGTGATCCGGAATTACTACGAAAAGAAAACTGTTTTAAAGGGTTGTACAGAGTATGAGGAATATTATCAATACTGCAAGTCAAAGGAACTCTTAAACTCAGTTTATGGTATGTCATGTCAAGATCCGATACACAGCGAAGTTTTGTATGATGACGGAGCATATACGGAAGTAAATCTATATGAATATCCCGACAAGGCAGCAAAAGCCCTATTGCAAGCGCCGTTTCCGTATCAGTGGGGTGTGTATGTGACAGCATATGCAAGAGCAGCTTTGCAGGAGGCTATAGATTTAGCAGGAGATTCCATGGTATATTGTGATACGGATTCCGTAAAGGTGCTGGGCTCTCTGGACCTTTCCAGCATTAACGCGAAGCGGACAAAAAGCGCGATTCAGCAAAAAGCTTTTGCAAAGGATCGGAAAGGAATTTCTCATTATATGGGTGTATTTGAATATGAAGGAACATATGATAAATTCATAACTCAAGGTGCTAAACGGTATGCATACGAAATTGGTGGAAAGATTGGTATCACGGTTGCGGGAGTTAGTAAAGCCATTAATCCGAAAACGGGAGTACCAATAGCAGTAGAGGAACTCCGAAGCCTGGACCGTTTCAAGGTTAATATGATTTGGAGGAAAGCAGCTGGAACAATGGCCGTATATAACGATACTGATAATTTTACATATACGGATCCTGTCAGTGGAAACAGCGTCCAGATAACTCCGAATCTGGCAATCTTACCGACAACCTACAAAATGACTTATAGCCGGGATTATAACACACTGCTGCAGGATATAACCTTATACGGTGATTATGTAGATAAAAGGAGTTAATACAATGAAAATCTATGATTCTGAAGGCTGGGTTAACTGGGATTCAATTCTTAAAGATGGCCCCTGGGCTTTTTTGATGATGGTTGGTCCTCGCGGAACCGGGAAAACCTACGGGATTATGCGCTATTTGATTGAACACGAAATAAAATTCGTATATGTTCGTAGGATGCAAACGCAACTTGATATGTGCGCTACTGCCTCCGGTAATCCTTTCCGGAAAATCTGCGCGGACACTGGCAGAACAATCCTACCATTTCGGTCCGGAAAACTTCTTGAATTCCGCTCAGATCGGGACGCTGAGCCGGTCGCGGTCGGGTGTGCGCTTTCCACGGTGGCCACGGTCCGCGGGTTTGACTTCTCCGGATATGATTTTATTGTATTCGATGAATGTATTCCGATGGTCGGAGAAAAGCCCATAAAAAATGAATTTTCTGCTTTTTTGAACTTTTACGAAACAGTGAACAGAAACAGGGAATTAGAAGGATCCTCCCCGGTCAGCTGCATTATGTTGGGAAATGCTAATCAGCTTTTGAATCCGTATTATTCCGGCTGGAATTTTACAAAGCGCGCTTTGAGAATGATATCCGGTCGGCAGATGGTATATCAAACCCCGGACCGGTCCCGGCTGATGATACTTTTGCTGCAATCTCCCATTAGCGCGAGAAAAAAAGATACGGCGCTTTACCAGAATGCGAATAATGGTTTTATTTCCATGGCCATTGATAACGCTTTCCGGACGGATCCAACAAAGATAGCCAGCAAGCCACTTGCAGAATACAAACATTTGGTATCAGTGGGGGAGATTGGAATATACAGGCACAAGGACCGACAAGAATATTATGTCAGCAGCATTTGTTCTGTTCCATACTACGATGATTATGGAATTAAATTAAAGCTTTTTCGTTCTGACTTTGCACACTTGCGCGCGCTATATCTGATTAAACAGAATTTTATTTTTGAAACATACGAAAATGAATTAATGTTCCGCGAATATTTTAATTTGAATTAATCCGAAAAAACGCTTGCAATCAATTAAAATCCGCATAAAATAAAGATGTGGGAGGACGCAGCCCACAATATAAAAATAAGGGAGAATTAAAGAAATGGAACTTACGAGAGTTGAAATTTTCAAAGCTATGAATTCAAAAGATGTTTTGAACGTCAAAGAGGCAGACGGTCAGATTTTGCAGCCGGTTGCGTTTCACACTCATGAATATGAGGATCAGGAAGGAAAAACTCATGCTGTGCTGGTTCTGAAGGATGGCAAGTCCGGAACCTTGTACAAGTCGGAAACGAAAAACTTTATCCAGAAATTTCTGGCATATGATGAAGCTTTCGGAACTCTCCCGGATGAAGAGAAGCCGGAAATTGTTATCAAGCTGACAACCAGTAAGAAGGGCAATCGGTATTCTGATTTTGATGTTGTTGGTTAATTGATTTATAGTAAAATATCCTTATAATAATAAAGGGTAGTTGGTATCCCCTACGCAAGCTCCAGAAGAGCGGGGAAGATCGGGCGCGGTCATGAGTACCAATTACCCCTTATTTTTTAATTGTGCGGGGTGTTTATATGCAGGATATTATCACGGTGGTTCAGAATCTCGGAATTCCAATGTCTTGTTTAATTGCTACGTTTTGGCTATGGAATAAGGAACGGGAAGAACATAAAGAATCAGAATTAAAAATGACTGAGGCAATCCATAATAATACGATCGTCATGCAAAAACTGATTGACAAACTGGATGGTGAGAAGTCTTGACGGGGGCGGAATTCGCGGATCGGGCGGAGAATGGCGGATATATTGGGATCCCTTATACTACGCTTGACTGCCAGGGTTTTGTAGAACGTGTATTGAAAGATTCCGGCATTCGAAAATCTAACGGAACAGTTTATGACTGGCGCGGAAGTAATAGCATGTTCCGCTACTATTACCAATGGCGCGGAACCATTGCAGAATGCCGAAAGAAATATGGCTGCATTCCTCCCGGCGCGCTCGTTTTTAAAATGCGGGATGATAACGGGGAAGAGGAACGAGGATATACAGACGGGCTTGGGAATTTCTATCATGTCGGAATTTATATCGGAAAGCCGGATAAATGCGTTATTCACTCCAGCACCGGCGGAGTGCAATGGGCAAAGAATCTGAACGGCTGGACGCATGTAACGCTTTTATCAATGCTTGACTATAATTCAAAAAATAAAGATAATAAAGATGTGCCAACGGTGGCGGATGTTATTAAAAAGTTAAAAGCAATAATATCAGAATTGGAGAGTATCAAATGAAAATCGCAAGTTTTGAACAGCTTCAATCTTTGATGAATTACGGATTTACTCCGGAGCAGATCATGAGTCTATCCGATGATGGAACCATTCCGGCAGCTGCTCCGGATCAGGAACAGGCAGCTGCCCCGGATCAGGCAGCGACTCCGGAACAGGCAGAAGCCCAGGAACCGGAAGAAAATCCACAAATTACCGCGCTGCAGTCTGAAGTGGAAAATCTGAAGAAACAGCTTCAAGCTGCTAATATCAAAAACGCGTCCGTAGATCAAATTTCAGCCGATGATAAATCGGTCGAAAATATTCTTGCTGGAATTATCCGGCCAGACTATAAAAAGGAGGATTCAACCAAATGAGTGTAAACACTATGACTTTTCAGCAGATCGCAACGGTTTTGAATTCCATTGTATCTCAGGCAACGGGACAAAATCAGATCACACCCACCAACACAGCGGAATTTGTTTCTGTCGGTCAGATTGCGTTAAATGCTAACCGCGATGCGGTGATGAATGCAATCTCTAACGTTATCAGCAGAACGATTTTTGCAATCCGTCCCTACTCTGCAAAATTCGCGGGGCTTGAAAAGGATCTCCCCAGGTGGGGCGGATATATGCGGAAACTGTCCATCGCTGATTCTGATTGGGCCGATGATGAAGCATATAAATATCCGGTGACCTATGACGCGAGTCAGTCTCCCGCTGATGGCCTCGGTGAAATGGTGGATCAGTGGAAAATTAAAAAGCCGAATGTTCTGCAGACCAATTTTTATGGCCAGTCTGTTTATGCGGACCATGTGACTATTACGGAGGACCAGCTTGAAACCGCTTTCCGGTCCCCTGATGAGCTGGGCAGCTTCCTGTCCCTGATTATGACTAACCTTTCCAACCGATTGGAAATGAGCCGGGATGCTATCGCCCGCGGCCTTGTCGCTAATATGATCGGCGCCCTTGTTGATGAAAATGACTCTAACCGGGTTGTCCATCTGCTAACAGAATATAACGCCCAGACAGGTCTGACTCTTACCGCTCAGAGCGTATACGCCCCGGATAATTTTCCCGCTTTCATGAAGTGGGTATACTCCAGAGTTGCTCAGATCTCCGACCTTATGACAGAAAATTCCCTGATGTATCAGACGGTAATCACTGGAAAGCCGGTACTCCGGCATACTCCCGAACAGAATCAGAAAATTTATCTGTATTCTCCCGCGCGCCATCAGTTTGATGCCCGCGTGCTGGCTGATACATATCATGATTCTTTCCTCCGTTATGCGGATGTTGAATCCGTGAATTTCTGGCAGTCGATCAAAACTCCTGACGCGGTAAACGTTACTCCGACTTATACCAGCGCAGCCGGGGCGGTTGTGACCGGATCCGCTACCAGTAAGGCGGGAATCTTTGGGCTTATGTTTGACGAAGATGCTATGGGTTATGCGCTGCTGGATCGGCGGATGCTTTCCACTCCCGTCAACGCAAATGGCCTCTATCGGAACATCTGGCTGCACTGCAAACAGAAGGTGTTTATGGATAATACCGAAAAAGCTGCCGTGCTGCTGCTGGACTAATTCCCCTTATTCCGGGGAGAGGAAAAATTCTCCTCTCCCCGTTTTTTGATTAAAGGATGATGAAAATATGGATGCTTATTTTTTCCAGTTTGCTAAAAAACGCAATTCAACAGCGAGGCCGGAAACAAGCTCCGGGATTAATTATACCATCCAATTTAAAGAAGAAACCGGGGTGATTAATCCTCGGATTACCACAATCCGGCCGGACGCGCGGAGTTTCAACTATGTTTATATTCCGACACTGGCCAGATATTATTTTATAACAGATTGGCAGTATTTAAATGGTGTTTGGGAAGCAAGCTTAAGTGTAGACGTTTTGGCAAGCTACAAAACCCAGATCGGAGCCACAACATGCACGGTCGAAAGATCCGCCTCTAACTATGATTTATCCATCATAGATACATATTATCCCGGAAAAACAAATTTTTCTAATCGGTTTGTCTCGCTTGCATGTGCATGGAACAGAGTAGCTCCATCCGGGGGAACTTACGTTATCGGAATTATTAACGGAGGAACTTCCGGAAGAATTGGCGCTACCACTTATTATGCGCTAACTCCCGTTATATTTAAAAATCTGATAGAAGCGATGCTTTCAGACACTTTTATCGAAAACTTCGGAATAGAGGATATAACTACTGCATTAGTTAAATCTCTTTTTAATCCGCTGCAGTATCTAACGTCTTGTATGTGGTTTCCTTTCGGGGTTGAATCCTTTTCCAATGGCAGCGCGGAGGATATATGGCTGGGCTATTGGGATACGGGGATCGAAGGTCTTGTAGTTACAAGCGTAGCACAAAAGGGATATGTGACCGCTACAATTCCGCAGCATCCGCAGGCCAGCAGAGGAACATATTTAAACTATGCACCTTATAGCAGATTAACCTTATATATTCCGCCGTTCGGTGCTATTCCTGTGGATATGTCATATCTTGCAGCCGGTCGGCATCTTGAGGCTCCAGTTTATATAGATCACATCACAGGCAAAGCGGAGATTATCATTAATTTTAATGACGGATCAGTTGCGAGAGAAATTAAAAGTGTAGCAGGCAGCAGAACAGCGCAATTCGGCATTCCAATTTCACTTGGTCAGATCATACAAGATGTATTAGGTGCTGCCGGGTCCGCTGTTGGTGTCGTTACATCTGCAATTACTGGTAATATCGGCGGAGTGCTTTCCGGGGTTGCATCCGCTATTGGGTCATTACTCCCCCAGGAATCCCACGCGGGTGCGAATGGATCTTTTATCCAGCAGATCACGGAATATATAGCTGTTCTTCAGTGTACACAGATCAGTGATGAGAATATAACTGATTTCGGCAGACCATGCGGAAAAAGACTTACCATTAATACACTCTCCGGATTTGTAAAATGCGCGGATGCAAGGCCGGCTATTTCCGCACTGCTGCCGGAGCTGCAGGATATACAGAACTATATGTCGGAGGGTTTCTATTACGAATGAGTGCTATATTATCCAATGGTTGGTATATATCAGCGAGAAGCTCGGAAATAGGTCCAACGGCAGGCGGGGCGAGTGAGTACCAGAAAACAAACGCGACAAATGTCTATAATACATTTTCGGGTATTTGGACTCTAAACGCTATTGCGGGAATGATCGGAAACATGCAGGTGGAATCCTGGCTAAATCCCGCTGATGTGGATCCTAAAGGACAATTCCCAAACGGCGGAAATACGCTTGCAGATATATCAAATCAGTATGCCCTAAGTATAACATCTCCCGCGTATGGGCTTGTACAATGGAAAGGACTATCCAGCGCGGAGCCAATAGCTAATCAAATTGTTTCATATGCATATCGTCACGGGTCCGAATGGTACGAAGGCGAAATACAAATGGAGCGCCTTTTATGGGAGTTTGAATCAAATTCAAAATGGAAAGATACAGAAACTCAGACTTCCGCACATCACCACATGACTTTTGAAGAATACGCGGCATCCACGGACACACCGGAAAACTTGGCTTATTATTGGATGCTGCACTATGAAGTAACGTATTCAGTTGTAGACAATCGAAAAGATAACGCGCGCTATTGGTATGAATACTTTCAGGGAGAGCCGGGGCCGGGACCTGGGCCGGGACCTACTCCGGAAGGATGGATCACTGGGGAGGCATTTTCGCAACTGGCCCTTGCTTATGATGGGCAATACATTCCCTATAAAGAGTGCGATTGTATCCATTTCGTTAATAGAGTATGGCGGGATATTCCAGCTGCTGCAGGAAAAAATCTAACCTTGGGAACTAATAGTATTTGGAGAAGCACAGTCACATTTCCAACAACAGACCCAAATGGGCAATATCCCACGTTTGAATTATGGTATCAGGACACAATCGAAAATTGCATTGAAACCTATGGATATATTCCGGCAGGAACACTGCTATTTCATCAGATCGGGGAGGATGGCCCGCCCGCGATTCCGGATGAATACCGCGGGGACGGTGTAGGAAATTTTGTTCATGTCGGGATATATTGCGGTGACAATCAGGTTATGCAATCCGGCGGGAGAGATGGGGCCAGCGTCCCGGGCGGTGGTGTGCATTCCTCGGAATATGATCCGGAGGCCTGGAACTATTGCGCGTTTGTCGTTTATGTAGATCCGCAGGCAGAACCGGGACCGGGGCCAGAACCGGAGCCGGAGATTCCAACTTGGCTATTGTTCTTTATGAGCAAATTGAAAAAGGAAAGGGTGGTAAAATATGTATGAAATTCCGGTAGACTATCAGACAAAAAATATCTATAACGGCAGCTTCTCCCCGTCTACTGTCCATTGTAAAGACACAAGGCTGCAAAGGTATTTTCGAAAGTATCTGCTGCAGAAAGCAATGTCAGTTTATCGGTGGACACTTCCGGATACTTGGGATCATGACTATTTCCTTTATGGCCTGTACTGCTATGGTTATATGGCGGTGCTGAATACAGATAAATTTGGTGTTATTCCTCAGTGGGGCGCGCTGGGTGGGTATAATGTTTTTTATCATCCAACGTATGTTATTATCTCTAATCCACTTCTCCCGGCGCTTAAGAAAAATATCGGGACTGATTGTGAGATCATCAAATTTCAGCCGGATTATTCCGGGATTATGGATATAGTTAATTATTACGCTGATTTGATGGCGCTTTGCTCTCAGTCGGTCGCTATTAATCTCTTGAATACTCATTCCGCAGTGGTTTTCCCCGCTCAGAATAAAACACAGGCAGAAAGCCTAAAAAAGATGTTTGATAAAGTAGCATCCGGGGAACCTGCCGTATATGTGGATAAATCACTTTTTGACGATACCGGCAAACCGATGTGGGAGCCTTTCGCTGCAAATGTAAAACAGATGTATATTTCGGATTCTATTCTTGCTGATATGCGGAAAATCGAAGCGCGTTTCGACACGGAAGTCGGGATTCCGAATGCAAACACGGATAAACGAGAAAGATTGATTACTGACGAAGTAAACGCTAACAACGTTGAAACACAAAACAGGGCGGAAATGTGGCTGGAAGAATTAAAGAGAACCACTGCAAATGTTAATAAAATGTTTGACGGTATAAATGTTTCTGTTGACTGGAGGGTGGATCCCATGACGGAGGAGGTGTCCGATTATGGCAATGCTAACATTAATGGGTCTGTATGATTACGATTCTACGCTTTTTGATTCTATGGTGTTGCCAACGGGATTAGACCGAAATAAAGTGATTAATAACATTGTTCTGGAAACGGCAGAACTTGAAGTCGTTTATCCTTCTCCCGGATTTATGAAAACTGCTATTAATCTTTGGTCTAATACTCGCTTGTTTACATGGGAACGAATCTATCAAACGAGTTTACTTGAATATAATCCGATTGAAAACTATAACAGAACCGAGACGGAAAGCACATCAAACGCCCGGCAGCATTCCGGAACTGATAACACCACAAACAGTAGACAGCATTCCGGAACCGATAATACCAGTAATACAAGCCAGCACTCCGGAACAGATAATACCAGCAACACGAGCCAGCACTCCGGATCCGATACTACAGAAAACACACGGCAGCATTCCGGAGCAGATACCACAGCAGAAACAAACAGCAGAGAAACCACAGCCTCCGGATCAAGCACAACCACAAACTCCGGAGGACCTACAAAAACCACAACTAACGAAATAGCTGCTTATGATTCTACTTCTCTTGTAACTCACGATAAAAGCACAGAAACAACTATAATTAATGATACGTCTACAGTGTCAACAGAAACGGAAGGAAGCGAGGACGAAACAAAAAACGCGACGATTACACATGGAGAGAAAATCGCTGATTCCGGAACAATCACCCACGGTGAAAAAATAATGGATACCGGAACCGTAACCCACGGGGAGAAAATAGAGGATTCCGGAACAATCACTCATGGGGAGAAAATAGAGGATTCCGGAACAATCACCCACGGGGAAAAGATCCAGGATACATTTTCTCGGGAAAGCCATATTAGCGGTAATATAGGCGTCACAACTTCGCAGCAGATGGCCATTTCTGAACTTGAAGTCGCGGAGCGCTTTAATGTGATCGACTATATCACGCAGGATTTTAAACGGCGGTTCTGTATTCTTGTTTATTGATTAAAAATGCATATAATGTATTTATGGAGGTGATCCGATTGTTTAGTGAATTTCCCTATACAAATTTTCATGAAATAAATCTTGATTGGATAATCAAAGAATTTAAACGGCTGGAAAATCTGGGCGTGCTGTCTGTTAATGGCCAGACGGGAGAAGTGATTCTATATCAGGATGCCAGGATCCAGCTGCCGGATGTGACTGAGGAACAGTGGAATATTTATAGAGGGGCTGCCGGGCTGCTGTCTGGAATCGAGTTTAGGCCGGACGGAGCATATTTGATTTCCGGAACGCAACGGCTTAAGTTTCTGACTCGCGGTGATATTCCGGAGAGCGCCGGTGTTGTCAGCGTAAACAATAAAACCGGTATTGTAAATCTGACCGGAGAGGATATTCCGGCTGCTGAAGAAGATCCGCTCACAATCTCGGACGCGCTCGATGTTGTTAATGATGCAATATATGATGTGGGAGAGAGAGTAGATAATACCCAGGCAGGAATTGCCATTGTAGCAGACGGAGCAGATCATATGTCCATTGGAGCAGGCCAGTATGTTTATATCAAAAACCATGCAACACTTGCAGAAGGAATGTATATTTCTAATGAAGCAATTCCAGCAAATACTGCTATAACTGCTGCAATGGTCACGTCGGACAGTAATGGAGGTTTAAACAGCCTCAAAGAAAATATTGTATCCTTGAATAATCAAATAGACACGGCCTATTTTACATCATATGCAATCCCTGCTAATAGCAGCCAGAATTTTACTATACCAAATAATACAAGGGCGGTTATGTTTTCGGCTGGTTTGAATGCAAACAGAAATGGAATTTATTCCATTTCTGCAGCTTCAGGAGGGAACGTATCGTGCTATACTCTCATTAACGCGCCAAATCTAACGATTGCAGCAGCCGGAACCAAAACCTTAAAAGTAACCAATACAGATCCGGATGGATCCATCGAAGTTATGTTTGTGGATATGATTAACCGTAAAATTACGGTGAATTCATAAATAAAAATTGGAGGTAAAAAACGATGTTTTTTCTTCACCAGATCAAAAGAACCGGGGGCCAGGTAGATAAAGGAATCGTAGTAAAAGCATCCTATGAAGAGGCGAAACAGGCATACCATGCCTATCTTGGCGCATATGCCTATGGCCAGCACAGCGAAACGGATTATGTGCAGGCCATGATCACGGACGAGGGAGGACATGTCCTCATGGCCGAATGCTGGCTGGATGAATAAGCGAAACCGCTGCAGAGGTTCGGAGCTTTCCGGGCCTCTCTTTTTTGTCGTTTCTGGTAATGTACAATCTGGCAAGTGATCATGTGCCATATTATACATTGTCTATTCTGGTTGGGGAACTGACCAGATCCGACATGGTATCGTAACTACCC